CACTACTAATATGCTCCAATCCGACTTCGGAGAATACTCCGGAGAAGAGATTGGTCGCGTCGTTTTCTTACCGGAAAAGTCTGGTAAGCTAAGGGTTATTGCTCAGGGGGATTATATCTCCCAAGCAGCCCTTAAGCCCATCCATGACACCATTAATGGTATCCTAGGTAAGATCAGGGGTGACTACACCTTTGATCAAGACGCCGGCAAACGCTGGGCACAAAAGCAAACTTCCAACCATGACTGGATGGCAAGTTATGACTTGAGTGCTGCGACAGACCGATTACCTGTTTGGTTACAGGCTCGGATAATCGACATTTGCTTACCAGGTGAACTTGGTTCGGAATGGCAATCCATGTTGGTTGACAGACCTTTCAAGTACACACTTCCCTCTGGGAAGTCTGGGTACGTTAAGTACTCAGTTGGGCAACCGATGGGATTTTACTCATCGTTTGCTAGCTTTGCCTTGTTGCACCACATAGTGGTGCGTGCTGCCACTAGGGCTGCACTTAAGGGACGTCTCCCTCGTCATCAGTGGTACGCAATCATCGGAGATGATATGGTAATCACTAACAAGTTGGCAGGTGAGAAGTACGTAGAGTACATCTCTGCGATCGGTGGTGTTGTGAACTTGAGTAAATCAAGAATCTCAGCAACCCCTGGGGTTACCATTTGCGAATTCGCTAAAAGCTGGTTCGTAAATGGAGTTGACATAACTCCAGCTTCTTTAAGAGCTATCCGCTCCAGCTTAACTAACTGGGCGGACGCGCCTTCCATGATCAGATCCTTTGAGGAAAAGATCGGGAAGAGGCTCAAAACCAAGAAACTGAGGTATATTCTTCAGAAGTATTGGCCAAAGGAGGCCAACACCCTTAAACGGCTGATACCCGTACCCCAACAAGTGGGTGGATTCGAGAAACCGGATTCCAAACCATTAGTTGAAACCATGAAAGGACACCATGGCAATGCCATGCGTTCCTTCATTGGAAACAAGCTCTACACTGCTTTCAAGTATGTGACCAGTATCGATGCTGATACCATACAAGAAAGTCTGGGTAGTAATGTCGATCCGAAGACCGCGAGGATAGCGTTAAGCCCTTTGCTTTCGCTCCTCCGTGAAACGGAGTCGCTAATCAAAGTTCCTTACGTTGTTAACTCAAGAAACTCATTTATTTCTTGGGTCCTCAACAGCGGGACTTCGTACCGTACCCTCTTGGACTGGTATGACCAACTAGTGGTCAATATGCCAGTCTCAACAAGAGAGCGTCTTGAACAACCTTCTTTAGGTTGGATCCGAGCGTTAGAAGACGACTTAAAGTCATCGCCTTCTGCAGACGCAGACGTAGCACATCACTACGCTGCTCTCGAACTACTATCATTAAGGAGATAGTAGGGAGGACTCCTCAGGAGAATATACAAGCCTGAGAATTGG